CAAGCATATTTTTAGATAAATAGCTTACACGAACATCCTATACTTTTCCTTATATTTGTGTATTCTTTCAAATCACAAATATCAATGGAAAAGGTTATAGATACCATTATAAACATCAAAACGGCTCGTATAGAACTGCAAAAGGCTATTCGTAATGACAAATTGGCAACTTCACCACAGCTGACGGATTTATCTTTTATTGAAAAAATTTATAATGCCTTTCTGGAAGATAAAGGAGAGCATATTACAGTAAATGACCGCAAGGTGTTCATCTTTGTGGTGATCTATTTATATGCGCCACAAAAACTATTTGGAGGAAAAATGCCACATGGAATGCGCAGGGCTATTGCAAACGTCGCAGGGATAACTTGTGCAAGCTTCATTTCTTCAACTTGCGCTGAATTACTAATCCTATATACGACTTATGACGATTTTCAACAAGAAGTTGATAGGCTTTTGAACAAGGTTTACTCTATTATTCAATAATTTATGTTATATCTTTTCACATACTTTCAAACTGTAAGCGAAACAGAAAACGAAACAAAAAGTGAAACAAAATTCATGTGATATAAAAGCATGTATATCAACATATTGAAAGAAAACTTTTAACACATCCGAAACAATATCTGAAACAAGAAGCGAAACAAGATTTTGATGATGTCATGTAAAATAAATTCTAAAATTTATTAGGAGCTAAATTTGCTTACTATCCTTGCCAGTTTGCTGATATCGTAACTGGTCATCATATTGAACCATATTGATGTAAAAAAGTGAATTATCTATGAGATGACGAAAAGGTCATGAAAAGAATAAGGGTAGCCTTATCGACTACCCTTTTATTCTATCTAAAATGACCTGCAACTTGCCTTGTTGCTTTTTCTTTTTCCTCTTTACTAATTGTTAATGGATCAGGTGTTTCTTTTTTATCACAGAAATGTTCTGTTAATTTCCTAACATCATTTGTCATTATCCACAGCTTAAAGAATAGGATAATTTGTAAGACACCAAAAATTATCAATAAAACCGACACAAAATTTAAGTCTTCCATAAAATAATTATTTAGTTGTACAAAGAATATCTTTTAACTCATTAAAGTTGTCTGGATTTTCCATATCTTCCCAAAAGAATTTTCTATATTTGTTTCTATCGAAGCCATTTTTATTTGTATAAACAAGGACTATTTCTTTATCACATAATACAATGATAGAAGATTCCATTAAATGTGCGTATGAATTGGCTTGTTGAAAAGCTTCATATATATCCTTTTTGTTCCGCATGGATAGTTTTGCTTCAATTAGCACTTTGGCAACATACCCATTTTCCGTTTTGGTACAACGTAAAGCAAAATCAGGAAATATTCTTTCTCCACGTCCTGCACGCAAAGGTATCTGTCGCATATAATCAGTTATACCAATATTATGAAGCAGAGGAATAAGCAGCTTTTCTTCTACGTCTTTCTCTAATTTTATGTCTGAGCGGATTATCTTAGGAGCATACAAAACTGGTAATTTGCTTGTATCGTAGCCTTTCTTTTGAACAATTCGCAAAATTTCTTGATAATCTCTATTGCTCATCTCCCAACCATTTACACCCTGAAAGTTTTTCCTTATAAGCGGATGGGAAGAAAAGTACGTATCACTCTTTAATTCATGAAGTGATATGTGAGGTAAATTTGTCCGATTTCCTATGTATGTATTAGCGTAATAGTAAAAGAAAGGATCGATAACACCATCTGTTTGTGCTATCCACATGCATGTTATTGCGCATATAGGATGTGTCTCATAGTGTATGAGAATATCACCTCGCATGGTATCTTCATTGGCTTGCCAAAACATAAAATCTAAATCTTCCTCTGGATGAATCTTCCCTCCAATAAACCAAGCCTTAGATGGTTTAGGTATCTCCGTTAGAGTAGCCTTCGTAACTCCTTGACCAAAATCATAAAGTAAGGCGCATAGTTCGTAGGGAGATAATCCATTTTGTTTACGAAAGTAATATAGCACTTCGCATAATTCCCAGTAATACATACAGCGAGCTCGATAATCACTCTTTTTGGGAGGTATTGGCATATCCATGCCAAAGACATCGAAGACTTTTGTAAAGTCAAAGAAGTGATACCTGAACATATTAGGAAAGAAATATTCTGGTTCTTTGAAAAACAGCATAAATGACAAGTCCATATTAGCCATGAGATATGTCTTATAGTCTGCTTTTTCTATAAAAGGTTCTCCGTCATCAAACAATATCGCTCCGTCTATTATATGTTCGTATAGATTGCGTGCATCTGTAATATTTAATAATGCTGGTGCAGGATCAATTGCAAGTTCCCATAGAAGTTCACAGCATTCTTCCAAATTATTTTTATCCGTAAACCTTGCCTCCATAGGATTATATTTGGAGATAATTTCATACATAGCTACGTCTTGAGCAGCTTTTTCAAACTGTTCTATCGTTCTACGTCCACCTTTTGTTTGTTTATACAAATCCCATGTGTATTTATTGAATGTCATTTCCCTGTCAATGTTAGCATTATTGTTTTTCCGCAGTGCGGACAGGTGATTGTGTTTGAGCGTTCGTTTTTATCTGAAACAAGTTCAGAAACAGGTATTCCTATGATGTCCGCAATTTCTTGTAATCTATCTAATGGTGTCTTTCCATTAAGAAGCTGCGACAATGAAGGTTGTGAGATACCTTGCTTTCCACCTCTTTTATTTGTCATTTCAGACGCAAGCCTTTCAAGCGTCCATCCATGTTCTTTTATGACTTTTTTTACATCCATAAGCAATAACTTATATTATTTTGCAGCAAAGATAAATTTTTATTTTGAAAAAACGAGAAAACATATATAAATTATAAGATATAACTAATTTGTAGCAAACAATCGTTAAGCAAATACTTATAACATCAAATAAAAGTTAAACATTAGATATATCTTATAAAAAAGCTTGCATATATAAGATATTACTTATATATTTGCCTCGTGATTAGTTCACAAGTGAGTTGCAAATTTTCGTGCAAGCCTTTGAGCCTTTCTCACTTAAAAGAAAAACGACTGAAAGAGTAAGAAACAAAGTAAAACAATTAAAACATACTGTTATGAGAGCATTTAGATTATTCGCAGAGGTTACAAGAAATGGTATAGACAACACCATGATGGCAGAGTACAGGCACAGCAGCGAAATAACCTTGCAAGACTTCTTTGGCTAAGAATATTCAGTTACAGGCAAGTGTCTTGAGGTTGGCGATGAGTTGCTTGCTATATGGTCTGACAAAGACGGTAACGCACTTATCAAAGGCATCGCAGACGTGATTCTTAGCAATGGCAAAGACAAGATCTATCTGTATTGCATTGAGTGATAAAAGTTAAACAATTAAAAACATTGAAATCATGAAAGTTATAGATTTCAAAAACAGAAAATTAGATCTTGACGGTGCATTATTCATTCATGGTAAAAAAGACTATTCAGCATGCACAACTACTGAAAGTAGCAGAAAATTTAAGACACTCAAAGGCACGATACAGTGGTTAAATAAGAGGGGCTACACAGAAGCATAAAGTAAAAACATAACAATCCGCCTATTGTTGTTTATTCAACAGGCGGATTTTATATAAACAACATTATTAACAGTATCTTTGAATACACAAAATAAGAGAAAAGTTATGAAAGTATTAAATCTAATCATCAAGCAAAAGTATTTCGATGCCATACTGGCAGGTCGTAAGGTGCAAGAATTCAGAGAGGTTCGCCCAACGACAATCAAGAAACTATTACAGCTCGATGCAGAAGGGTTTGAGGTAGAAGATGAACACGGCAACGCACAGCCAATCAAGTATGATGCCATTCAATTTTATGTAGGCTACCACAAAGATCGTGACAGCGCACTTGTAGAGGTTCTTGGCGCACATTGTGAGGTATTCGTTGATGCAGACGGCAATCCAATCACATACGAGTATGGCATAGACAAAGACGGCAACCCGCTTGAGTGGTGGGCAGAGCAGGTGGTTTATGATTTAGGTAAGGTACTTTCACACAATATTAGAGACAAGTCGAAGACGATTTAGCAATCTAAAGGTAAAAAGATTATGGCAAGAAAAAATGACATTCAGCGCACTGGCTATTCAACAAGTAAGTATCGTGGTGGCCGAAAGGCTCTCACGGACAAAACGACAGGTAGCGCAGGTCGTGGCAATAGGTATGTAAGCCGTAGACAGCAATATTACGATGTTCGTAGAGGTCTCGGCATGAGTGGTGGATAACATGAATAAATTACAAAAGGCACATAAGATAATCGCAGGCGTTCGGCAAAAGTCGGACACCTGTGTTGTCTTTTGTTCTCTCGGTAAAGATTCTATCGTGACTTTGGACCTGGTTTACCCTTGCTTTGAGAGAGTGGTATGTGTGTTCATGTATTGGTGTGCAGGACTTCACCATATTAATCGATGGATTAGGTGGGTGAAGAAGAAATATCCAAAGGTTGAGTTTATGGAAGTTCCTCATTGGAATCTGACGTATATTCTTCGTGGCGGTCTGTATTGTGTGCCTAATCCAAAAGTGAAGCTGCTCAAACTCGCTGATGTGATCAAGGCAGTCAGACTAAAGACAGGTGTTTACTACACGTTCTTAGGAATGAAGAAAGCGGACGGCATGAACAGAAACCTTATGCTAAAAGGGTACGAAGCGCAAGGGTATGAGAATAACGGTTTGGTTTATCCGCTTGCATCGTGGACGCAAAAAGATGTGAAAGCCTATATGCGCATGAAACGACTACCGCAACCTGTTCTTTATGGAAACAAAGCCAGTAACGGCTTGGGATTCAATCTTGATTGTTTTCTGTGGATGAGAAAACATTGCCCTGAAGATTTGGACATTGTTTATAAAACATTTCCAATGGCGATGAGGATTTTGGAAGAATATGATTACAAAAATACACACAATGGTTGAGATTTGGAAAGATATTAAGGGATGTGAGGGCTGTTATCAAATATCCAATATAAAATGTGGACATACATATCGAAGAGTATTATAACAGAATTATAAACAGGATAACAATTAAAAATTATGGCAAGAAAGTCAGCAAGTGATATATCAAAACAATATTTGCGGCTAAGAAGTATGCCACACAGCTTAAACAGAAGTATCACGTTAAATAAGGCATATACAAATGCGTTAAAAGCACGTGGGATGTCAAGGATGGGAGTAAAAACTGTAAAGGGTTATGATTATCACAAAAAAAGAGAGATTGCATCAAAAGGCGCAGTTTCAGGATAACAACTTAAATTTATAGAATTATGGCAAGAAAAACAAAAGAGCAAATTGGGGCACAAACCATGCGAATGCTTATCGCAGATAGCAATATGGGAGGAGGTAGGCGCAATGTGATTTTAAGAGCAAATGCGAAAGCGTTGCTTCCAATATATGCTCGTGAGGGAAATAGGGGCGCAGTAAAGGCTATGAGGTCAAGATTAGGCGCAGTATCAGGATAACAAACAAAGGAGACAAGTCGAATGGATAACAAATATTTCACATCTGTGAGTGTGGAATTAAAACGCTCACAGATAAAACTTCACGATAAGAACCCTCGTACAATTCCTCCAGAGAATCGCAAGGCTCTAAAGCGTGGTATCAAGAAATTCGGCATGGTCGGAGGTATCGTTGTAAACAAGCGGACAGGCTACACTCTTGTCAGCGGTCACCAGCGGCTTTCGGTCATGGACGAGCTTCAAAAGTACAACATTGACACAAAGGAGAACGATTATATCATTCGTGTGGACTTGATAGACGTTGAGGAGAAAGAGGAAAAGGAGTTGCTCATCTTGCTCAACAATCCGTCAGCGCAGGGTGAGTGGAATTATGACGCTCTTCGAGAACTTATCCCCGACATTGACTACAAGGATGCAGGACTTACGGAGCAAGATCTTGACATCATTGGCGTGGACTTCCACTTCCAGACAGAAGAAGAAAATACTATTGCTGGAGAGCTTGACGACCTTATGGAACCAGTACGAGAGGAACACCAAGCGGATTTAGCACAGAGGCAAGCCGAGAGAGCCGAGAAAACGGCACACATGAAACAGGTCAAGCAAGAAGTACAGGAAGCCGCTACAAAGGCAGCCGCAAATATGGATGCTTACCTCATGCTTTCGTTTGACACATGGGAAGCAAAGGCGGAGTTTTGCGAGAAGTTTGGATTTGATCCAGACGATAAATTCCTCAAAGGAGAAGTGTTTGGGGAAAAGATAGAAACACTTTTAACTGAATAGTTATGGCAAGAAAAAGATATAAAAATTCAGCAGAAGTCAAAGCACAGATAGGAAGGATACAATCTTATACCCATAATACAGGTGTTAGTGCAGCTAAGTTCTTTCGTGCAGTAGGTCGTGTAAGCAGTGCCGTGAGAAGTGGAAACAGGCTTAATCCTTTTGCTCCGAAAGAAAGGCAGCAGACAAACGGATACCTTTTGAAGCAACGCACTTCACGGGGCGCAGTATCTGGATAATATATCATGGCAAGAAAATATCTAACAGAAGAAGAATATCTATCTGTAAAAGGATATGGAGCGCAAGGTATCGGTGATGTTGCTCTGCATAAAGGCAAACAAAGAACTCTACGCCAGCAAAACATGTTTGCGGATAAATACCTTAATGATATGCGCTCCTATTCTTTCAAAAGAGAACAACTACGCCAAGAATATAAAGCACTTGTAAGTAAAGGGAAAATAACACCTCCGAACAACATTGATCGTCTTCTTAAAACGGCAAAAGGTCATTCAGATAACGAATCTGTAAAGGCTGCAAGACGAATTTTAGAAAAACGAGGGTATGATTGGAGGGGTAATGGATTGACAAACGGATAAAGAAGAAACTATGGCAAAACCAAAATATGATTACGACAGCGATTACTTCTACCAGCGCATACAAGAGAGTGCGGACAGGCAGATGCAGGAGAATCATATCATTTGGGATAAGGTCATAGCAGCTGATTTGGGGTTTGAAACACCAACGACATTCTCTGAAATGAAAAACGGTGAATATCGTGCGTGGTCGAAAGAAGAAAATGAGAGGAGAAGCAAACGAATTAACGATTTGCTATCGCGCGCCCGTGCGAGTGTAGAGCCAGAAGTGTGGAGAATGGTACTCGAAATGGGGCTTGGAAAAGTACAAGCGCAGGACATCACTTTCGACAAGATTGGCGACAAGATACAGGACGAGCAAAGAATAACCGTCCACAAACTACCTCCAAACCTTAACGCCTTGCAGATGTGGCTCAGACATCACTCGCAGATATACCGCATCATAGAGAGTGGAAAGTTGGAGGATGAGGAAAACAGCGACATTCCTACAGACATCACCCATGGCATTGATATTGGCAAGTGGATAGAAAAGGAGGTGAGTGATGATTAAGACGCATAAAGTCTACTATCCTATATACGCCAACAAGGACAGGTTCATCATCCTTATTACAGGAGGTCGTGCCAGTGGAAAGAGCCATTTTGTGTCTTCATTCCTTGAGCGTTTAACGTTTGAAATGACCCCCGTAGATAAAATCGTGCATCAGATTCTTTATACCCGCTACACAATGGTTTCAGCCAACATATCCATTATCCCCGAATTCTTGGAAAAGGCTGAATTAGACGGCACGCAAAAATACTTTCGCTCCACTCGTTCGGATGTGACCAACAGAATGACAGGAAGCACGGTGATGTTCAGGGGATTGAAAACAAGTTCGGGAAACCAAACGGCAAAACTAAAGTCCATTCACGGTATCACTACTTTTGTCGTTGATGAAGCGGAGGAATGGGTGTCGGAGAAAGAATTTGAAACTATCATGCTCTCCATACGTCAGAAAGGCATACAGAACCGCATCATCATCGTTATGAATCCAACGGACAACAACCACTGGGTTTACAAGCGTTTCATAGAAAACACACATAAGGAGGTGATGTATGACGGCGTTCCTGTTCAGATAAGCACCCACCCAAACGTATTGCATATTCATACGACATACTTGGATAACATCGAGAACCTCTCCCCTGAATTTATCAAGGAGGTGGAGGATATGAAAGTTAATAACCCTGAAAAATACGCTCATACCGTCATTGGTAGGTGGGCAAACATGGCAAAAGGAGCAATTTATAAAAATTGGGGTGTTGTCAAAGAATTCCCAAAGTGGTGCAAGAAAGTGGCGCTCGGTCTTGACTGGGGATTTACAAATGACTGCACTGCTATCGTGATGGGTGGCATTATAGACAACAATTTTTATTTGGATGAAATCTGCTATAAAACACAGATGAGCAACAAGGAGATTATCAATGTGCTTAAACGTTACGGCGACATGAAAGTAATTGCCGATAGCGCAGACCCCCGTACCATTAATGAAGTTCACATGGCAGGAATACGCATCTATCCAGTAGAGAAAGGGCCTCACTCCGTCATTGGCGGTATTGAGAAGATGAAAGAGTATAACATCTTTGTAACCGAGCGGTCATATAACCTTCAAAATGAATTGCGCAATTATGTATGGGATAAGGATAAGAACGGAAATTATATCAATCAACCAGCGGATGGGCAGGCTGACCATTTAGCCGATGCCAGCAGGTACTATCTCATGGGAATGGTTTACGGCAAGATACAGAAACCAAAGGGCGACATCGCAGCAGCGTTCGCCAGATAACAGGATAACGATATGAAGGAATATATAGTGAAATCTTGGTCTTCCGCACATGAGAAACAAAGGATAACGAGAGTTGAAGCCGAATCGGAAGAAGATGCAAGGCAAGCCGTAAGAGTTTATTTCCGCTTTGATAGTATTGAAAGTGTAACATTAGCAGGATAACGATATGAAACTGGATATTTTAGCACTCAAATATGCAGAAAATGTGGGTAATGTTTTAAAAGCCGTTTCTATCAGCATGGATGATATTGCAGCTTTGAATACGAAACAATTAGCAAAAACGACAAAAGTAGAGTTAGGATAACGATATGGAAACACCAAAGACATTAGATGAAATCCTCGCACTTGAGGACATCGACCAAAAGATAGCATACCTTAAGAAAGGCAGGCGCGCATTGCAGCCAGACACAGAAAAGAATCTCGCAGACTGGAATCCAACACTCCATGACATCATGAAACCAGAACTCTATCCGAAGATAAAAGTGCTGGTCAAGATGGAGGATGTTAAGTTTGACCCCGAGACAGGGAAGTCAATTAAGACTCCTGCCAAATATGAGATGAAAGAGCCTAACCGCATTTCACTCCCCATCGAGCAGGACATCGTAAACATCCATACGGCATTTACTGTCGGAATGGAGCCTACGTTGGACTGTCAGCCAGAGGATAACAAGGAAAAGGGTGTGTTTGAAGCTATCAAACAAGTATTCAAGAAGAATAAGCTGAAATATCAGAATAGGAAAATTGTACGCTCATGGCTCGCAGAGCAGGAGGTGGCTGAATATTGGTTTGCCGTCAAAGATGATGGCTTTTGGGCGAAGCTCAAGCGAAAGGTTGCAGGATTATTTGGCAAGAAAGCTCCGAAATACCGTTTGAAGTCGCAGGTGTGGTCTCCGTTTCGTGGTGATACACTCTATCCTTTCTTTGACAACAGCGGCGACATGGTGGCTTTCTCCCGTGAATATGAGAAGACAGACATCAATGGCAACAAGCACAAGGTGTTCATGACTATCACCGATAAGATGGTTTATCAGTGGAACTTGGACAAGACGTGGGAAGCAAATGCAGAACGGTCATTTGCCCACAACCTGCCTAAACTTCCAGTCGTCTATGCCAGTCGCTCCGAGCCATTGTGCGCAAAAGTACGTCAGCTTCGCATGAGGTTGGAAAAGTGTCTCAGCGGTTATGCCGACTGCATCGACTACCATTTCTTCCCCCTCCTCATGCTCTTTGGAGACTTACAGCCCAGCAGTGTTACAGGCGATGCAAGAAACCGCATATTGGAGCTCATGGGTGATGGGGCAAACGCAAAATACCTCACATGGGATCAGTCGAGCGACCCTATCAAAGTGGAGATTGAAACATACTTCAATCAGATATACGGCTTGACCAACACGCCACGCATCTCCTTCGACCAGCTCAAAGGCGTGGGTAACGCATTGAGCGGTACAGCGTTTCGATACGTCTTCATGGCTGCACACATGGCAGTTCAGAATCATGCGGAGGAGTTAGGATCGTTTTTCCAACGTCGTGTAAACTTCCTCACTTCCGCCATTGGCGCATTGAACGCATCGCTTGAAGAAGCCAGCAATACAGTTGACATAGAGACAGAGATAGTTCCGTTTATGATAGACAGCGAGAGCGACAAGGTAACCACCGCAGCCGCAGCCGTGAGTGGTGGAGTATGGTCTCTTGAGCATGGAGTTGCCTACTGCTCCAACTATGGCGAGTTGCAAGACGAGCTTCAACAAATCAAGGAAGAACAAAGGCAAAAGGCGGAGCAACACACACGCCAAGCCGAGCCAAAACCAAAGGAAGAAGTTTAATCGTTTGCAAAAACTTATCAACAGCCCTCTGATGCGCAAGTGTCATTGGGCTTTTTTCATGTCTTTTTCACAACAATAAGCCAATTGTTGTTTTTATGAAGGTAAAAAACTTCGTAACGAATAGGATAAGACGTAATTTTGAACAAAAGATTGTTTCAGGATAACACTTTAAAGTATGAACATTTACGAACAGATTTTGGCAGCTCTCAAAACCAAGTTTCAAGGGGTTGAGGATGCCACCCTCCAACGGATTGCAAGCAAGAAGTCAGAGGGAGTAACGGACGAGAGCAAGGTAAACTCTATCGTTGAGGGTATCTCCTTTCAGGACGTATTAAACAGTTATGGCGACTATCGGGCTGATGGAGCGCAGAAGACCGCAATTTCAAATTACGAGAAGAAGCACAGCATCAAGGACGGTAAGCCTGTTGAGGAAACCAAACCACAGCAACCACAGACACCTGCACCTACTCCGCAGCCTAAACCAGTAGAGGAAGTGCCAGCATGGGCGCAGAGCCTTATTGATTCCAACAAGACTTTGAGTGAGAAGCTGGCAGCCATGGACGCTAAGACAAAGGCGGACATCCGTTACCAGCAGATTGATGAGGTGGCGAAGTCGTTTGGCATTCCCGAATTTGCCTACAAGGGCAAGAAAATCGCAGAAGATGCAGATCTTAACCAATACTTCACTGACTTGAAGCAGGAGATGCAGAACAGCGGTTTCCAGTTCGTCAAGTCTCCCGAAGAGGGAAACCACGAACATCAAAGCGAGATAAGTTCCATCGCCGAGCAAATCGAAAAAGGGACAAAAGAGATTGTAGAACAAAATAATAAGTAAAAATTATGGCAGCAGGATTTGTTTATAATTTGAAGCCAAAAGAAGTGCAGGAGGAACGTTACGACGTTTCTACTGGCATTCGTCGTCGTGGGAACTATATCCTCGATGTAGCAGGGTTGGAGATAGGAAGTTACGTTCCTTCTTTCCTACCAATTGTAGCGGACTTGAAAGCTAAGACCGCAAAGATTGTCGTGCGTGCGTTGGTCGTTGAGACCGCAGACACAGCAGCAACGAAAATCAAGGTAGCCAAGAACCCTTATATCAAGGATGGCATGACACTTGGCACTGGAAAGAATGGCGCAGTCGTTCAATCTATCGACCGCACCAATGCTGACTATGACGAGGTCACTCTCGCAGCAGCTTTTGGTGCAAAAGTAAAGACAGGAGATACTCTGTTTGAGGCATCGGCAGAAGGAGGAACTACTCCCAAATCTGTCGCTAATTCGGCTCTGTACGAGAATCACAAGGTAACGGAAGGTATCAATAGTGTTGCGCTTTTGATGCGTGCTTTTGAGATAGAACCAGAGAAATTGGTGATGCCATTCTGTGCAGCAGACAAGGCAAACCTCCCTCATTTCCAGTTTAACGAATAAAAGAAAGGACACACTATTATGACATTGACTATTCAGACTTTGTTTAACGAACCTGCAATCGTGGGTGCAGTTATCAACCGTGTCCTTCAGACCCGTAAGGACGCTATTTATTGGCAACAGTACCTCGACTTCCGACGTACTACAACCAGAGTGTTTAAGGATTACATTGGTTCCGTCCGTGGCGTTATGGCAGGTAGCATCAACTCACAGTTTGGCGAGAAGCCTATCCGTGAGCGTCAGAACATCGGAAGCGGATATGGTGAGATTGCCTATCTTGGCGATCGTTATCAGATGAGCGTAGACCGTCTGTCAGACCTCCAAGACCTCATTGATGAGTACAACGCAGCAAATGCAGCAGGACAAGTTTCCGCTCTGAACGAAATCATCGCATTCATCTACGATGACTACAAACAGGTAATGCTTGCAGCTCACAAGCGTATGGACTTGGTTGTTGGCTCGCTCCTTATGACTGGTAAGGCAGTAGTTCGCAATAAGGACAAAGCAGTTTCAGACAAGAATGCTACCGAGTTCCTCAACATCGAATTACCATTTAACGTAATCGCTCCAAAGAAGAATGATGTTGTCGTAGACAGTAAGGTTAAAATGGTGTCTTGGTTGCAGGCTAAACTCAACGAGATTGCTCCTGATTATGGGAAGTACAACAAGATGATTATGTCTCGTGGTACTTTTGTGAAGAATATCCTCGGCTCAAGCGAGTTTGGAGAAATGTTCAAGATGCAGCTCGGTCAGAATCAGATGTATCTATCCACAGGATTAGTTACTTCTGACCTTGCATCGCAGTTGTTTACTGGTATCGGTCTTCCAGCAATCGAAATCAAAGAAGATTATGTTAAGGAGCAAAACGGCAAAAATGTTCAAGTGTATGCAGACGGCTACATTACCATGATTCCGCAGGATAAGATAGGCTACATGCGCTTTCATACCCCTTACGAGGTCACCGACCCAGTACCCGGCATGAATTACACTCCTGCTGGTGCTGGCGATTTGCTTGTGGCTTCCAACAGAGACCACAACGGGCGCTATCTTGAGTACTCCGCAGAGTGGATTCCGCAGATTGCAGACCCGACGTTGATTACGAACATTGACCTCTCTAATGTGAACGCTTAATGAGCATCAAGGAATATATATCAAACAAGTTTCAGTCTTTCGGCATACAGGTGTCGGAAGCTGACTTGTTAGATATATCATTCAGCGCCAATGTAATACTCGATGATGACATAAGTTTCGATAACTTGGAGAATGTCATTGTTGCTTTGGTACAATATGTTCCTTTCTTGATGAGCAGACCGTCGTCAGTTAGCGAAAGCGGGTTCTCCATGTCATGGGACAAGGATGCGCTTTTGAGCTTCTATAATGCGATGTGCAAGCGATATGGATTGAGAAACGAACTTGATGCGAATAGTCCTAAAATACGTTTTTTATGATGTATGCTCCACACATTCTACAGGTAAAAGTAGTGACACCTCTTCAAGAGGATGAATTTGGGCATCCTATCCCTAATACGGGTGGTGTGAGTTGGAAGACGTTGTGCAAATGTCGTTGTGATGACAACACCACAAAGGAGTTCAAATCAGCCAATGGAGAAGTGTACCGACCGAATTACCATGTAGTATGCGAAATGCGTGTAAATATAAAAGCTGGAACAGAAGTAAGATGTCTCGAAGGCAATTGCGTGCGTGGAGAGGGAAAGGTCTATATTCCAAAGAAAACCAACTATTTCAATTATTCTGAATTATGGTTATAGACGGTGATTTTTCGGATGTAGATAAATTCTTTGAGGACGGAGAGTTGGATGTGGAAAGCGCAGTGGCTAATGTCGGTGAAGAAGCCGTTGAGGATGCCAAAGCAAACCACACCTACAAGAACCGAACGGGGAACCTCGAATCCTCCAATGAGTATGAAACCGATAAGGATGGACTCACGCTAAGCAATACTGCCGACTATGCTTCTTATGTAGAGGCAAAGGGATTTGACGTATTGAGCGGTTCAGCATTGAGAGCGGAAAAGAAGTTGAAAGAAATATTTGAGTAATATGAATTTTGGAGAAATTATTACAGCCCTGCAAAATGGAAAAGTCGTAAAACGCAACGTTTGGGGTGATGGTGTCTGTGCTGTCAAACAGATTGATTCAGACATCAATTCTAATGTTGTGCCAAAGATGCAAAGTCTTCCCAAAGATGCAAAAGATTTTGTGTTAGCAAGCGATACAAAGACCATTCATTATCGTAGCCAGTGTTTGAGACTGAAACGATATGCTGATGGCGGTGTTGTCGCTACTAATTACGTTCCAGATTGGCTTGACATTTTTGCAAACGATTGGGAGATTGTAACTGATTAGAACTTATGATAGTTACTACCGACATAGCTGATATTCTCTACCGAGATTGCAAATGCTTTGGAATAAAGATTGTGCCTTTCGGGAAAACCCTCACAGGGGAGCTGCCCGATGAGCGTATCACTATTCACGTCAAAGGGCAGACACCAGAAAAATACTGGGAGAAATGCTTTATTGATGTCAACTTATGTGTTCCTGACCTGGTAGACAGCACGGCATGCAATGTGGTAGATACTGTTGCCAATTTCATACGGCTGAGAGAGCTTGAGCGTAAGGCAAAAGCTGACTTTAGAAGCGTAACTGGCAGGTATAAAACCACGACGTATCACTATGAGGTACATACTATCTCTATTGAAGCGGACACAGCTTTGAAGTGTCATTTTGTTAATTGTAGATTATTGTTTAATGTATTAAATACTATTTAATTATGGGAAAGACTATTACAGCCGTCAATATCAAAAGACTGTGGTACGGCGACACATCAAAGATTACAGCCAAGATTACAGGACAGACGTTGTTTGCTACGCTAAAGCAACTTACAGAAGTAAAGAATGTTCATCAGGACACATGGACGCTTGAGGAAGCGGAAGCAAACAAGACTGCTTACAAAAACCAGCTGACTGATAAGGTTTATCGCTCTGACAAGGAAATGGGAGAGGTGAAAATGAACTTTACGCTTGGTGAGTACGACTATCAGACCAAGGCAGACTTTTTGGGTGGTACAGCCACTGAAACATCGTGGGAGCGTGCCAACGGCAAAGTAAACATAGAGAGATGTCTTGTTGGACTGACAGAGGATGATCAGTATATCGTCATTCCTCGTGCCGATATTTCTGCTCGTGAGGCAACAACAGATAAGGCTGTTGGATTGCCTGTTGTAGGGACAGAGCTTGAGCCAACAGTAAATGGTGTAGCTCCTGAATATTGGTTTGACGCTTCCGTTGTCAAGGCAGGCTAATAGGGTAACAAGATTGTAGGATAACATCGGGGTGGAACGTGGCATTTTAGACCACCTCCACCCCTTTTCATTTTTATTATGAGCAAAGCAAGTAAATTGGTGTCTAATGCAATTATAGGAGTAGATTACATCATCGTGTATGTGAGCGGAAAGGCTTATCCCGTCCATCCACCAACCATTCACAGGCTCGCAGGAGCAATATCGTGTATCAGTGATTTGGAGTTTAGCGATAGTGCCACGTTAAAGGACATGTTGCTTTCCGCTAAGGACTGCAAGGCATACGCAAAGGCTCTGTCATGGTTCATTAAAGGCAATCAGTCGTTGAGTGCTGAACTATCCAAGGGAACGTTTGAAGAAGTGTTGGATGCCCTTTCGTCTGCTTTTGACTTGGTTGGTGTAACCCCTTTCTTGAAAGCTGCCAGTTTGACGAGGAACGCAAGCCTGCTGGCAGCAAGTCCGAGATAGTCGGCAATCGCACCATATTGGGACAGATAGCGTCATTCATGGATAGCTTGCATCTGACGTATGACGAAGTGGTTAATAAAATTCCTTATCGAAACCTTGTCATCATGCAGAAAGACAAACAGCATGAGGTGTATGGAGACGTTGTGAAAACCATCAGTGGTAAGGATATGGCAAAACGTAGAAGTAAAAAATAAAACGATTATGGCAAAATTATCATTCAGGATAGAAGCGGAATGGGAAAAAGTGCAGAAACTCCGTGAAGAAATAGAACGTTTGAAAAGATCTATTGGCAATACAGATGCAGTTCAGAACCCTGTCGCTTTCAACAAGCTGAACAGCAAACTGCAACAAACATCGCAGGAACTAAACAGCGTTACAGGGAATATTGCAAAGACGGCAGCCGCTATTGATACAAACTTCAAACAGAAAATTTACGACGCGTCACAAAGCGTTAATCATTTTTCGGAGGAGATTATTAAACAGAAAAAAATAATCGCTGACACAAAGGATGATATTCGTACGCTTTCAGAGCAATATCGTAAGATGGGATCATACGAGAAAACAGTGTCTCCTATTGGTGGAAAACTGCAACAAGCTAAAGATGCACTTGCAGAACAAAAATATTCACTTTTCTCTTTGACACAAGAGCAAGCCAAAGCTCGTCTGTCTGTAACAAAGCTTCGTGATGAGTATGCCTTGTTGAGAAAAGAGGGCGGCGGAACAGCTGACATGATGAATATGCTAACTTCCAAGGTGAAACAGATGGGGACTGTTGTATTGGGTGGCATGGGGTTGAAAGAGCTTGCAAGCAGGATTATCTCTGTTCGTTCCGAATTTGAAAGCATGGAAACATCGCTTAAAGTCCTTTTGGGTGGCAATCAGAAACGGCTTAACGAAATTATGGGGCAAATCAAGGAGTATGCCCTTGCGTCTCCATTAAACACAAAGGATATGGTCGGTGCCGTACAGATGATGACATCTTTTGGTATCGAAGCAGAAAAATCCATCGACTTCCTTAAAGCAATTGGGGATATATCTATGGGTGATACAGGGAAATTCAACTCCCTTGCGCTGGCATTCTCGCAGATGAGTGCGGCAGGAAGACTTCTTGGACAAGACCTTAACCAAATGGTGGGACAGGGCTTCAACCCGTTGGAGGAAATTTCACGTAAGACAGGTAAATCAATAGGAGAACTCAAAGAGGAAATGTCCAAGGGTGCTATCTCTTCCAAGATGGTTCAGGACGCATTCATCTCCGCCACAAGTGCAGGTGGTAAGTTTTTTGGTATGTCACAAGAGGGAGCAAAGACTCTCAATGGACAGATTTCCATGCTTCAGGAGAGCTTTGATATGATGTTCAATGAGATTGGACAAAAGGGTGAAGGTGTCATCATGGGTACTGTCAAAGCGGGAACTTACCTTGTTGAGCATTATGAGCAGGTAGGTAAGATTTTAGAGGGTGTTGTCGTTGCGTATGGCTCGTACAAAGCAGCTTTGTTGGTCAATATTGCCCTTGAGAAAATACAGGCACTTTCTCGGTTAGCACATGCAAGGAATATAGGAATATTAAGTGCAGCAACAGGTGTTCTTAAAGGAAAAGTACAAGCCTTGAACATTACCATGCTTAAGAATCCTTACGCTCTTGTCTTTGCAGCGTTGGTTACAATTGGCTATGAGATGTATAAGCTATCCAAGCAAACTGACACAGCTTCCGCAGCACAGAAACGGCTCAAGGAAGCTAATAACGAGGTGGAAAAATCTACACAACTTGAAATTTCTAAGTTAAATGGACTTCGTGCTGAACTTGAGCAAAGCAAGAAAGGCACAGACAAGTGGAAATCAGCAAAGGATGCCATCATATCACAGTATGGGCAATATGACAGCAAACTTGCGGCAGAGATAGATAGGACAGGTACACTCACAAGCAGCTACAATAATCTGACCACTGCAATCAGAAAGAGTGTGGCAGCAAGACAGCTCAAGCAGTTCTATGATTCAAATATGCAGGAAACGCAAGATGATATACAAAGTAGGAGAAATGAAATATATAAAGGTTTAAATAAACAATATTCTCAGCAGACATCGAATTTACTGATGAAATATGTGAACCAATATATTTCAACTGGTAAAGGATTAGACCAAAAGATAACATATAAAGGAAAGTCTACAACTGTTCGGAATATGATAAACAATGTTCATGGTAGCTTGTTTGACATTGGAGGGGGTGCAAACGCAAGGGTGGCTCGAGAGTTGCAAGTCAATAGCGACAAAGCAGTAAAAGACTATATAGCCATGAACAATATTTCTGATGCAGAAACAAACGAAATACTCTATGGAATCAAGCCAACAGAAAAGGAGAAAACAGCAACAACAAAAAACAAAAAGTATTGGGAAGATAAAAAGAAAGAGGCACAAAGTAAACTTGACGCATTGAGCGATATTGCAGCTAAAGGAAAACAAGGCGATTTGTTAAGAAAAGAAATAGCTGGATATAATAAGAAATTGGATGCTTTTTCTATTAGTTCTGGTAGCGGTGGCAACCATAGTGGTGGCAGAGGTCATAGTGGTGGCGCATCTGATATTCAAGAAAAGAAAATCGTTACTCCATGGGGGCAGTCGGATGAAGTGGCAGAACTTGCGACAAAAGGAATACAATCGTACATTGACGCCATGAAAGAGGGCTATGAGAAAGAAAAGAAACAACGTGATTTCAACCATGTTCAGGAGCTTGCAGACCTTGACAAATATAAACATGACTATCTGAACAAGAAACGTGACAACGCAAAAGAAAAGTTTGAAGCCGACACAAAGAACAAAGGAAAGAGTTTTGATCCTTTGTCTGTCTTCCTGTCTGATAATGAGAACAAGCGGTTTGACGACATGCGCAAAAACATCCTGAAGAAGCAGGAGAACGAAAACAAAGAATTTCAAAAGGAGCGTGTTGATAGTTTTAATTCTTATCTTAAGCTATATGGCAACATACAGGAGAGAAGACTTGCCATTGCTAAGGAATATGATGAGAAGATTGCTAAGTCGCAGAAGGAAGGAGAACGCCTCTCGTTAAAGGCAGAAAAGATGAAAGCGTTGTCAGACTTTGACCTCAAGAACATGAAAGAAAGCATGAATTGGGAGGAATTGTTTGGCGAGCTTGGAAATCTCTCTGTAAGACAACTCGAAGGAATAAAGGCAAAGTTGCGTGAAATATTACAATCAGATGGTCTAAGCGTAGAGGATTACAAAACGACAGTGCAACAGATTGACCGTGTAAACTCCGCTATCATTGACGAACAGGATAAACAGCAATCGTTCTTCAAATTTACAACCGACTATGCGAAAGAGCGCAGGAAACTTGAATTGGACGTTGCTGATGCATTGAAAACACAATCCAACTTATTGGAAAAGCAAAAAACTTTATCAAACGATGTAAGAGCAAAAAAAGACAGAATTTGGCTCATGCTCTCAACAATGGGTGTGTCTTATCGTGGTGGTATCGACATTTCCAAGAACAATGATATACTTGATAGCGTAGGAAAAAAATACGGAGTTGATTCCAAGCAGTATAAAGAGGTTCAAGAGGCACTCGACGGTCTTGCGGAAAGTACGATAAAACTCAACGAGACAAGCAAGAAAAAATTAGATGCTGACGGCAAGGCGATAACAGCACAATCAAGATTAACAAAGCTCATTGGAGACTTTACGAGCAGGTTAAGTGGGTTCATACAAGGTTTTGAAAAGATTAACGCCAATATTCAAGAATTGCCAGAGTTGCTGGAGAAATTGGGAGTGGATGGTAAAAGTGATGTAGGACTTGCTGTGCAAAGTTTTGCAAATGCTTCCAATAATGCTCTTGGCGCAATGAAAGACTTTGAGAGTGGCAACTATATCGGTGCAGTGTCAAAAGGCATTAGTGCCATTGGTGATTTTGTAGACGGTTCTATATCTTTGTTTGCTGGTCATGGTAACGAAAAGGCTATGGAAGAAGAGATAGCACGCTTGTCATCAGCCAATAAAGAACTTTCGTACTCAATAGACAAACTTTCCGAGCAAATCATTAAGAAAGACAATACCAACGAGCAATCTATAGACGCTTATAAGAAAGCCGTAAAGGCACAGGAGGAGTGGCAATCAAACCAGCAAAAGGCAATAGACAACAGGGCTGGTGAATGGACTAATACTGGATATGGCTTTTTGAAATTGAAAGGAAAAAAATCGTTTAATTACTACGCTAAAAAAGCAAGCTCATGGGTATGGGATAGCATGAATAAAGCATTGAGTGAGCAGGGTTATACCAAACAGATTACAAGCATAGGGAATAGAGATAATCCAAACGACTTTTGGAATTTGTCACCTGAAGAGATGAAAGCCATAAGGACTTATGCTAATGAAGCTTGGAGGGAGCTCTTTAGCAGCGATGGACATCGGAATCCAGAAGAACTTGTAAATGAATATATTGAGCGAGCTGGTAGTCTTGACAAATTAAAAGACCAATTGAACGAAAAGCTCACAGGATTCTCTTGGGATGGATTTCGCAATAATTATCTAACCGTGCTGCAAGACATGAAAAGCGATACTGATGATTTCGCAAAGAGCATCAACAATATTCTTTCAAAAAGCATTCTTGAATCGCTTGTCAATAAAAAATACAATCAACGGATAAAAGAAATCCAAAACATGGTGGCAAAAGCTGCCGAGGATGGTACGATAACCGAAAAGGAAGCTAATGCTATAAGGGATGCAAATAAGAATTTATCGGATGACATGCTTAGAGATAGGGAGCAACTCATATCTAAAGGCTTGCTCGTTGATGAGCAGACAAAAGAGCAAAGTGCGTCCGCCAATGGCGTATCGTCCATCACTTACGAGCAGGCAAGCAATATCGTGGCACTTACCACAGCAGGGAACATCTCAAGAGATCAGATAAAAGATGTTTTACTGTCGCAGAAGCTAAGCTCCATTGATTTGTCCCTCACAGGTATTTCTTTGATAGGAAAAGACGCTGTTTCAATAGCCGACGAGACGAGGACTATCCTTGCCAACTCCTACATGGAACTAAAGGAGATAAACGAAAATACGGGTGTCTCGGCAAAATGTCTCACGCAGATAGATGAAAATATAAACAGCATGAACAGGTTAATAAAGGATAAACTATGATAGGAGAATTATTTATCAACGGGAAAGATGCTTACAAAGAGTTTGGTGTCAATATGGGAGATAAATTTCTGGATGCCATTGGCGATAAGGCTGGGCTGAAAGAATATATCACAAACAATGACCGTACAAAGGACGGTATAGAATATTGCAAATCAATTCCTAAGATAAATGAGCGTACGTTGACACTCACGTTTACAATCATTGGTAACAATCAAGCGGACTTCATTAGTAAAAAGGATTTGTTTTACGAAGAATTGAGCAAAGGTGACGTGGTTCTGTCCGTTCCAAAAAATAATACAAAGGTTTACCACCTTAAGTTCAAAGACACTACTGGCATGTATGCGCAAAACGTAGAGCGGACGTTCTGCAAGGTTGGCGTGAAATTCATAGAGCCAAACCCAAGGAATAGAAAATAAGAAGCGAGGTATCTATTTAATCTGATATTCTTGTACCATGGCTGTCACTTTTTTATGACATTCATCCAATTGTCACGTTTCAGATTAAAACAAACCTCACGCAATGTGATAAAATGACGAACTTTGGCGATATGGTAATCTACGACATACACGGAAGCAAGTTAATGGACGCCATCCTCACAGAGGGTGCCGTCCTTGAGCGTGAGCTTGGAAAGACAGACGTTGTCAAGCTGTCTTGGAATAGTGACTGTAAGGAAACGCTGCCAGTCGGTTCATACATCGTCCCATTTAACGACGGACTGAAATATCGCCTGTTGGACGACTACACGCCATCGGAGGGCGGCACAAGTTTGAAGTACGAGCCAGCATTCAACCATCCGCTTGCGGTTTTGAGTAGAACTCCGTTCCTGTATGACACAACAGATCAAGACGGAAACCCTATCAAACAGCAGGAGTGGTCTTATGATGGGCTTACCACCAATGCGTTGGAGTATGCCTGTAAAGTTATCAACGAAGCGTTGGGTATCACGGACGAAAGTAAGAAGTTCACCTACACTCTGTGCGGAACGGTAGACCCTACTATAAGTTTCTCCGTATCGTCAAACGACATTCTGTCTGTGCTGTCATCAATGGCACAGGCTTGCAAGGACAACAGTTCTGAATGGCACCTGTCATGGGAAGATCATACGCTGTACTTCGGGCAGATATTCATCAACTTAGGAGAGAAAGTCCCTTTGCTGAAAGTACACGACAACATCAACCCCGCAACGGTAAACAGTTCCAAAGAGCCGTATTATAATTGTTTCTATCCGCAAGGCTCATCAAGGAATATGTCACGCAAGGCACAGGTGGGCTTAGGGAATGTGGCTACATTGGTGCGGTTGGGACTGAACAAAAACAAGTTTCCTGACGGTTGTATCTATGTAGACAAAGACAGCAACGTAATCACCAGGGATGTGTTCGTGCAAAGTGGTGCTGTCAAACAAATGGTGGCATTGTCGTTCGATGATGTGTATCCGCACATAGACCTATACGCTTACAACGTGCGTCCACGCTACAGATACCTAAATAACAAGCAGACAAACGAGATAGAAAAGGATGCCAACGGGAAAAACAAGGTGTACACCACATGGTACATGCGGCTTGCTTACCCAACAACCGTAAAGGATGACACAAAGACGCTCGTCAATACAACGAACGACATAGACGAACAAGGAAAGCAGGTGACACACTATTGGTACGACTATGAGCTGAACAAAAAGGAGCAAGTGTTGCAAGGTCATACGCTCAAAGGAACTTTCAAGGTCAACACGCACGCCACAGATGGAAAATATGATGCCCTCACGCAGTCGCTCGTAGGACAGCCTAATGGGCAGGACGGTTTCGAGCTTGCCTATTTCGATAAGAATGATGCTAAGGAGATACCGTCCAATCAAAATGACGGTGACAGCGGTATCAACATAAAGGCTGGCGACTATGAGATAATGTTCTATCAAAATGGGGATATTATCATACCCACCAACCAAGAGGAAGGACTGTACCCTCGTGGAAACAACCTTCCTGACCTCACTTGTAATATTGTCGTGTTGTTCAATATCAAGCAAGGACAACAAGAGATAACGTCAGCGCAAGAGGAATTGGCAAAGCGCACAGTAAAAGAGATTGAGCGCAGGTTCAAGGATAACAACAACTATACATTCTCGTCCAATTCTGTTGCGTTTGAGGAAAAGAATCCCAATCTCCACATCGGTCAAAAGGTGATTTTCAATGATGGTCAAGGCTATGAGTTAAGCACCCGTGTCATTAAGATAGAGAGTAAGATTGATTTTCCTTTCATACAGAGCATTACCGTTGGCAACCAAGCTGTAAAGGGTGCGATTACGCAGTTAAAGGAGGATGTGAAGAGCATTCTGTCTGGCAATTTCAGTGGTGGTGGCGGACTGAACGCATCGCAGATAGAAAACTTCATCAAGAATTTCACACTACCAAGATTCCTCCGCAAGAATGTTGCAGATGAAGCCAAAGGACATATTACGTTTTGGCAGGGTCTGACGGCTCTTGTAAAGTCTTTCTTCAATGGCATTGAGAATAACGGTGATATTCTCAACAAAGGCGACATTACCAATTCGGGCAACATCATGACGAATAACCTCACGGTGACTGGCAAGGCGACGTTCTTTGAGTTGGAGATACAGAAGGCAAAGGCGGCTGGGGGCATGTCGGTAAACTCTGCTGGTTCTTTCCATATTGATGCAGTAGTGGAAACGGAAGACGGATTTGAGTGCTACCAACGTGCGGAGAAAGACGGTGTGAAGCTTTTGCAGACTTGCGAGCCGAAAGACCAGATGATGTGTTCAAATGGGATGAATAGCCTCCCCCTACAGCCTCCCAAGGAGGGGGGAAGCCAAGGGAGGGGAGACCAGACGAAGGATGGAAAGCCGCATGCCATTGGCAATCACTACTATTGGCGATTGGCAACGAAAGCACCTAAAGAGGTGGTGACACACACGATTGACGGTAAGGAAGAAAAGTGTTTGAAATTGGTGCTGTCAAAAACTGACCGCCATAAATTGAAGAATGAAAGTCCGCAGGATATAGGTGACATACCGAAGGTAGGCGACGACCTTGTTCAGATTGGAAATCGTGACAACAAGGAAAGGCAGAGCGTCATGATGTCGTGCGCTTATAATAGTTTTGACCCCGAGTTGAAGCCGTCTTATTGGGCGCATTACATGGGCGTGAACGACTATGATATTTCCAAGCATAGATACACATGGTTTGCCGCAAATGGAAGTCAGGTGACGGGCAACTTCAAGGTGCAGAGTGATAATGGGGACATGGAATCCATCGAGGACTACATGAAAGGGCTGGCATCTGAAAATAGTGCTGTGCTGTATAAGTTGGTGATGAGTGGCTCGCAGTTCAATGTGAAAGCGGACGGGAGCCTTTCACCGGAATTCATATCCATCTATGCTTACAAGGTACAGGGCGAGAATCTCACGAAGCTGTCACCAAGTGAAACCGTGAAAGTTGTTGTGACTAAAGACGAGAAAGAAGTCCCCCTTGACGGTATAAAAGAATCCTTGGTTGTGCGCAGCGATAAGTGGAATTTGTGGCCAGACAAAGAAAACATGGCTGATGTGTATAATGTGAACTTGTTTATCCACGATAAGTTAGTTGATATGCAGAAGTTAGTTGACAAGCAGAAGATACATGTTGTCATGGACGGAAAGAACGGTGTTCCCGGAAAGGATGCGGTAGTATGGCAGGTAGCGTTTTCTATTCGCAATATCACGGGCAAGCAAGGCGAGACGTTTAAACTGACGTATGGTCGCACGGTTGGGGAAAGTACAACGTGGTATGAAGATAACCCTATCAACAATGGTTTTGACCAACTTTATGCTGTAATCATAGACGGTGCTACAGGCAACGAAAAACAGGCAGCATTGGGAGTAGATTTGAACGTGGATGACTTCTTTACAGGTGGCAGCCTGACCGTTCGTCTTATGAACAGCAAGACGGGCGAATTACTTGCGCAAGACACTATTTATCCCGAAGCTAAGTCAGGCAAGGATGCTGTGAGCTACAAGCTGTTGCCGCTGTCAGAGAATGTGGTGGCGTACATCTCGGAGGATAAGGTGAAAAAGATAAAAACGAAAAAGGTTGACGTAAGGCTAAAGTACAAGATAATGAAATCTGCTGGCGAGCAGGTGAGCTTCATCAGCAACCTCGCAGACGAGGGAATGACGCTCACCATACAGCCAAGCGTGAATAACTCTGACGAGTTCAGTTATGACAGTGACAGTATTTCGCATAGCTTGGACGAAACATTTTATTATGAGGAGATACCCGACAATAGTTACACAGTAACGCTGAAAAAAGGCAGTGACATAGTAGATCAGCGAATTGTGCCTATCACTATGAAGCCCAAGGTGGTGTTCGATATTGACACGGTGAATGGAACGATTACTAGTAGAATAGAAGATGCTGAAGGTAAGGTGAGCTCGTTTGAGCAGGACATTAAAAAAACACAAATCACGGTTGGAAAGCTGGATGAGCAGTACTCGCAACTGAAAGTAAAGTCGGACAGTATCAGCCTTACGGTGAATAATGGCACACGACCGAACTTGCTTTGGGGAAGTGACCTTGATTTGGCGGGCGTGCAGGATAAGATAAAGTTTGCCTACTACAATGGTAATATTATCAAGCAGGAAACCGCTAAAAAGGAAGAGTTGCAACGGCAATTGGACGCTACTCCTACCAATGACACAGCAAAGCGCAATGACCTACAGACGAAGATAAATGATTGCGACAAGGCGATAACCACTGCAAGGAATAAGGTGAACGAGTGCAAGTCAGCCATTCAGAAACATTTGGGCGTGGGGCTGAATGTCACCAAGGTTGACTGCACGGAGTGGTTTGAGTACCTGAAAGGCGGAGGTGTAGCTGGTGCGGATGCCATTAAGGCAAAGGTGACAGCAGTAAATGACGATGGAAACTACTATGCAGGCTTGTATTGGCAAATAGGTTTTGGTGCTAAATCAAACGTCAAGGTAAAACCCAACACCGAATATACTTTCTCATTTTGGATAAGAACGGAGATACTGCAAGGCAGTGGCTATGCGGTGGTGGAAAGTTTTAATATGGAAAGCCTTTCTGGTGGAAGGAAAGACCGTACGATGCCGTGGACAGATGTTAAAGCAACGAACGAGTGGGAAAGGAAGAGCTACACGTTTACCACGGGAGCCACAGGCTACATTATGGTGGGTGTGGGACTTTCGGGTTCACCCAATTTCTCGGGACTTATCTACCTCTGTCGACCAAAGCTCGAAGAAGGAAAGACTGCAACGCCATGGTGCGCGTATGATGGAACTGTGGATGCGTTGAAGAGAACTGGCATTGACATCTTGACTGGAGAAATAGTGCTTGACGCAGACAAAACAACCGTCAAGGGAGACCTTACGGCAAAGAGCCTGCAAACTGAGGGAGATCCAGCCAAAGGGGGTGGAACCGTCGTGGCCAATGGCGGCATGATAGCCGTCTATGGCGTTAATAAGTCGGTGCCAGGAATCGAAATAGGACTTAACGAGGCTGGAGAGCCTGTTCTCAAAATGTACAAGAACGGAAAATTCATGTACGACCTCGGGCCAGACACAATATTTGAACAAGTAATCGAGCGGGAGAACGCATTTACACCGTGTAACATGCATAGGATATGCAACACAGCGGGAAATGACATGGAAAAATCATTCGGGGGCGACTTCCCAAGCAATTACCGAAAGATGGTGGCGTATGTGTTCAGCGAGGGGTACAAGAGGGTTGGTAACCAGACGAGATACAAAGTGTCTGACACTAACGAGATATCGGCATACAACGGTGTGCACTTCGCTGAACAACGCAGTGTTTCTGTGATTAACGCCGACCAACTTGAAAGTATGTCAAGGATAGCCGATGGATGGTATTTGAACGGTGGTGGGCCAAGAGTCAGCGACCCAAGCGCGCCTGCGTATGACGGCTCAAATCCACAAGGATATACGTGTCGCCGTTTTGGCGTGAGGTTCTACTCCAAAGGTAAAGCCACATCAAAACTTGGCTCGTTCACTGTGTGTGGAAACAGTCAAACAGGATGGACGGTGGAAAAGATAGACATACCATTCTTATAACTTAAAAATGTAAAATGTAGATGAGCTATGGATAAGGATATGACAACGGTAAAATCAGTTTCAGACAAGCGCATCATCGTGCCAGGCATGATAAATGGCAGAGAGTATTACTTCTTAGTAGACACAGGCGCATCGATAGCACTCATCAGTGAAAAGGTGCGTGGGCTGGACATTGGCAAGCGGTTTGGTGGCAGCATCATGGGGGCAGGTGGCAGTATCAGAGCAAGAATTTGCAACACGTTCGTAAAGATTGGCGGCAAGGATTTCTCACAATTCCTCGCCACCGACTTGGATAACCTCATAGCGTCGATTAAAGAAGAGACTGGCGTGGAGATAGCTGGTATCATCGCATTGCCACAGATGAGATTTTACGGTGTGGAGATAGATACGGAAACGTTTACTTTGAACATTGAACTTTGAACAAAACAAGCCATTTCCTCCCCTCCTTTGGAGGGGCAGGGGGAGGCTCCTTAAAAACTCAAGAATATGAACAACGAAATGTGTGGATGCAACGGGGTGTGCGATACAGAGGAAAAGACCTCGAGCGCAATAGGATTAGTGAGAATCAACTACAAGGAGGACTTCGAGTTAGTGGTGGAGCTGCTTGCAGGAGATAAGCCGTACCAATTAGGCGATGAAGATTTCAGAATAGATTTTATCGTCATGGCGAGCCGCTACACTGTTGGGCGCACGGGTGGCGTTTGCGAGCGGTGTGCGGTAGACGGCAACAAGATACGGTGCTTTATGGACGGTCACGGGTTGCCCCCTGGAGAGCTGCGTGCGGAAGTGAAAGTAAATACGCCAGACCCCAACTATGCAGACGGCAAAAGACTTAGCGTGGCGATTGCAGAGGGTACGGTGGTATTAGTCAAGGACAACACTCGCTTTGACGGGGCTGTGGTGAAAGCAAATATCCCTGTTGCTTTGATTGATGCCTACCAGTTGGCAAAGGCACACGGATATAAGGGTACGATAGATGAATATTATGCTACATTTACGGAGATTGGGCAACTTAAAGAGAATATCAAGGGTACGCTTGACGAGATGACGAAAGCCGAAAAGCTGCGGGCTGACGCTGAAACCGAAAGAGCCAAAGCAGAAACTGAACGACAGAGTAACCGAGATAAGTTCAATACTGCCGAAAGCGAGCGGGTGAAGAATGAGCAACAGCGACAGAATAGCGAGGAAAAACGTGAACAGGCGGAAGTGAATAGATTTACCGCTGAAAACTATCGTAAGAGTGCAGAGGAAGAACGATTAAATGCTGAACAGCGACGCAACAGCACGGAACAGGCACGACAGACAGCTGAGGACCAACGTAGAAAAAATGAGATAGAAAGGTTTGCTTCAGAAAATGCGCGTTTCAAATGGGAAGAGGGTCGCAAACAGGCGGAAAAACAACGACAGACAGCCGAAGAACAGCGCAAGCAAGCCGAGACGGAACGAGTTAACTCGGAAACGGTATGGAAAGAGTATGAAGAAGCAATTAAAAGAGCCGAGCGGCAACGGAATGCCACTGAAACGGAAAGGTTGGCTGCGGAAAAGCAGCGGAACAGCACGGAAGTATCACGGAAAAAGAATGAGCAGCAGCGACAGACGAATGAAGATGCACGCCAAAAGGCAGAAAAAGAACGTGCCACTGCCGAGGGGAAACGTGCGGATATAGACAAAGAGCGTGACCAACTGGTAGCAAAGATGCAGGCGGCATGGCAAGAGATAGAACGCATGAAGAAAGTGCGTGAGGGTGAGTACGGTAAGGAGATAGAATTAGTAGAGAAAATCAAGAACGCTGCCAAAATTCCTACGCAGAACGTGTGGCTCGACGCCACGGACGGACAGATAAAAAGCTCGCCTGCCAGTGAGGGTATCAATGCCAACGCCTACAAATACTATTATATAGGAAGAAGAGAGGTTGTTGGAAATGGCGGTAGATTTTCGAATACATATCTTCGCTCTCTTGATCTAAGTAATTGGGAAACAAGCCGAATGACTGATGCAAGCTCTATGTTTAGAGACTGTTCCTCTCTGCTATCAATAGATGTGAACAACTGGAACACGCAGGCACTCACGTCTACAGCTAATATGCTCGAGAACTGTTCCTCTCTGCAAAGATTAGACCTAAGCAACTGGGACACACAGGCACTCTCGAGCGTATACGTTATGTTCGCTGGTTGCACGTCACTACAGTCATTAGACTTAAGCAACTGGAACACGAAAGCACTGGCATCAATGAGAGCTATGTTCTCAGGTTGTTCCGCACTACGGTTAGTGGACTTTAGAAAAGCGAATTTCAGTCATGTAAAAGACATTTTTTTATTATTCTCAAGATGCGATGCACTTGTAGAGCTGTGGCTGCCCTTGACGTTCGACCTGCTGACAAATATTGATTTGAGTATACAAAGCTGGGGCGCAACGCCCGAGGGTTTGGCGTCTTTGCGCTGGACGTTTGGTGAAGGTGCAGACGACCGCACAGCAAAGGGTTTGCAGCCGTGCACGGTAAGACTGAACTCAAATGTTTATGACAGGCTGACAGACACGGAACGCACAGCAGCGGCAAAGAAAGGTTGGACAATCACAAAATAGAAGAATATGAAAAAGACAGAAATTAACGGCTGCACTGTGCTTGAAGCCGATGCAGGAAAGAAAATAGTCAAGGACAACGAGTTTGTTTGCGGTACAGTGGTATGGCTGGCTGTGGGTGATGCCACAGACGCTTACAAGGAAGTGAGCATGGAGGAAGCCGATGCACTGGAAAAGGCACAAAGGGAAACAGATGGTGTAAAGCCCGAAGAGGAAATACCGAGCGCAGAAATTCCCACCGACATTGATATGGCTAAGGCTGCGAAGATAGCCGAGATAGCGGCTTACTCTGACAGCGATGCGGTGAACAGCCTTACATTTAACGGTCTGAAAACGTGGCTTACGCGTACTGTGCGTGACGGCTATAATACGAGCATCACGGCAGCGAAAAATCTTGGAGAGCCTACTGTCACATTTATGGTAGGTGACAAAGAGATGCAGCTGCCTGTTGAGCAAGCACGCAGAGTGCTTGATTTGGTGCAACGCTATGCCGATGCGTGCTTTCTCGTCACCGAGCGGCACAAAATAGCCGTGAAGGCGTTGCAGACGGTGGAAGAGGTGGAAGCCTACGACTATACAAAGGGGTATCCTGAAAAGCTGGCACTATGAGATTAAAAGGCATTCTGTGGCGGGCTGGCGTAAATGGCTGTGGCGTGTTCGGTGTAAAGCCACCTTTCTTTGATAAATTCCAAGCGTGCTGTGAGCTGCACGATGCGATGTACGACTTAGGCGGTGACGGTAAGGCACGGTTTAGGGCTGACAAACGGCTGCTCGTTGATATGGTGGAAAGAAGTACAGGCTCGTGGCTTATGCTGTGGTGCTTTGTGTATTATCTATCTGTGAGAATGTTCGGCTGGCTGTTTTTCAACTATAGAGCCTCCCCCGCCCCCTCCGAAGGAGGGGAGTAGATAGCAGAACTAACGACTTGTTCACTTGTCAACTTGTGAACTTAAAAACCCGTGAACTAATAAACTTATAAACTTACAAACTTAAAAAACAAAAAAAATGAAAGAAGTAAAGAAAGAGAATTGGAAGTATTTGTTAGTGTTTTTCATGATGGCATTGTCCATTGGTGTAGGAAACTATTTTAACCTCAGAGCCGAAGCTGGCGGTTGGGGAATTGTTGGCATGGCTGCTGTTATCAGCACCATTTCATTAGCTGCACTTGAGTTCTGCAAAGTACTCATCTACGGTGGCTTGTGGAATTGGAAACGTGTGTTGGTAGGCATCGGTGTAGCAATTCTGTCAAGCGGTCTGCTATGCGTAATTTAATGGAGAAACTCGCTGGGATAGGCACGGACAAGTTGCTGCATTTCAATGCCTGCTTGTTCGTTGCCTACCTTACCGCACGTTTGCTGCCTTGCTGCACGGTAGAACGCATGTTAGCTGGCTTTGCCTTTGCCGTACTCATCGGCTTTGGAAAAGATCTGTATGATGAAGCACAGGAGGGAAATATGTTCGACTGGAGCGATCTACTGGCAGACGTGGCTGGAGCAGCGGTGGGAATGGTGATGGGACTTTGAACTTTGAGGTTTGAACTTTGAACTTTCAACTAAAGAACTCGTCAACTATCAACTTGTAAACTAAAAAAATCTCGAGGGACGATTTTGTAAAACTAAAAAATAATGAATGAAGCAAGAGCAATTGTAGAACAAAGTAGTGCTGGAATACTCACTTCCTTGGCGGCTATATTCCTGCAAGACGCAATCAGTACGATGCTGCCATGGCTATTCACTATGTTAGCCGTCATTTTGTGCGACTTAGCATTTGGTGTGAGGAAGAGTTTGAAATTGGGTATACACATTAGTCCGAGCCGTGCGCTGAGGGCGACGATGAGCAAAATGGTGACGTATGTAGCGTGGGTGATGGCGGTGGCGATGATAGACTGTGCCGAGGGGCATTCGCTCAATATTACTACATGGGCGTGCTTGCTCGTCTGCTTAATAGAGGGAATGAGCATTATTGGAAACATGTTAAAGCCGTATGGTTATGACTTTAGTGTGAAAGCGTGTGTGGTGTTTTTCCTGTCGCTCATCTTCAGGCAGGATAAGGAAAAGCTCGAAGACTTGGTGTCGGATGAGCATTTGGACGTGATTACCGCAAGAGAGAGGAAGAAGTGGGGGGACGTGAAGAAAAAGGCAACAGTAGCCTCTCCCTGCCCCTCCGAAGGAAGGGGGAACAAACAAACGGAGGACGGTAGACTTTGAACTATAAACTTGTAAACTTAAAAACTTAAATGATGAGATTCAGAGCAAGTGGCACACTAATAAGTAAGCTAAAAGCATTTGAGGGGCTTCGCTTGGTGGCATATAAGCCCACGAAAGCGGAGCGGTGGTGGACGATAGGCTACGGACACAGCGCAGACGATGTGCGTGCAGGAATGCGCATCACAGAGGAAAAGGCGGAAGAACTGCTCAAGCGTGACCTTTTCTTTGTTGAAAAGTTTATAAACGGTATACCAAAGATAAAGACGCAGGGGCAGTTTGATGCCTTAGTATCGTTTACCTACAACGTAGGGGTTGGAAAGTTGAAACGATCTACCCTACTTAAGAAAATCATGCACGATGCGCCCACGGCAGAGATACAGCGTGAGTTCATGAAGTGGGTGTACAGCGGAGGGAAAAAGCTGGACGGACTGGTGAGAAGAAGAAGGTGGGAGGCGGAAAGATACGGACTTTGAACATTGAACTTTGAGGTTTGAACTTTATAGTTAGCAAGGCTATCGGCTCGTGAACTCGTCAACTGACAACTTGTAAACTTCAAACGATAATACAAATAATATGGCACTGAACAGGGATAAAATTGATAAGGGGAAAGTAAGACGCTACTTCAATGACCGAGCAGGAAAGCACAAGTACTACAAACACTGCATTAACAAGATTGTGAGAAGAATGTGCAAGAATGTGGATGAAGATAGCTACGAGCTGCGTATAAAGAAGCCTTATCGTGGCTGGGAGCATTGAAATGTAAAACAATTAATCAGGCGTTCTTTGACATTGTGGGACTGTTATAATTTGAGTTAATTTGTTTGAGCTTTGGTACAATAATTCTATCTTTGCGAAATAGAAATAATAATAATCGGTATGCAGTTAAAATTTGAAGGGCAGACAAGTTCTATAGATGCTGGCACACTTATCAACGTTCTCATGCAATATCAGAGCGTTGCACAGGAGGCAAATCTCATTTATGGTGGAGGAACCCAAGAAATAAAAATACAGGTAAATGCTATCGAAAAGGGTTCTTTCATTATAGATCTTGAAATTGTGCAGAATGTGATTCAACAGCTTTTTAGCAAAGCGTCCGTTGAATACATAGTTGCATTGACAGGGATTATTACCTTCTCCTATAAGGCCTATAAAAAATTAAAGGGGAAGCCCATAAAAACAGAAGACGATAAAAAGAAAATAAGTAGTCTTTCGGTTAATGGAGATATGAACGTAAATATAAACGTTTATAACAGCAGGGCAACAAGGGAAGCGATTTCCAAGTCTATACAGGCCGCTGATGATGACGCGAGCGTTGAAGGGTTTTCTGTAAAGGACAAGGAGGATAATGTTATAGTTACTTTTAGCAGAGATGAGTTCAAAGAATACAAATACGATGATTTTGATACAGAGGAGGATGTTCATGAAGAACGCATTGTTGATTCTGAAGCTACCTTAATCATTGTCGGGCTGAATTTTGAGAAAGGTTCCAGGTGGCAATTCATGTACGATGGATTCAAAATTCCTATTGTTGTAAAGGATGATGCACTTATGAGGAAAATTGATGAGGGGGAACGCTTTGGGAAAGGGGATTCTATCCGTGTGAAATTGCGTAAAATACAAAAGTATAATAAGGAATACAGAGCATACGAAAATAAATCGTATAAAATAATTGAATTTTACGAACATATAATACCTCCACAGCAAACGGAGCTTTTCTAAGCACAAATTATATATATGACTATATCGCCACAGCTTAAACCCCTCGAAATCGAGATGTTCAGCGGCAGTCCCACATTATTGAGATTGCCGCTTTTGCGTAAATAATAAAAACAGACAATATGAGAGGAAAGAAGAATTACTTACTTGTAATGGTTTTAACGCTGCTTTCGCTGACTGGCTGCAAGACCGTTAAGTTTGTGCCTGTGCCAGAGTATCACACCTTATATAAAACGAGGGTGGACACGGTGCAACGTTTGGATAGCGTGTACTTCAGGGATAGCGTGTTCATGGCGGCAAAGGGCGACACGGTGTTTCTGACCAAGACGCAGTGGAGGGAAAGATTTAGAAACGTTTACCATATCAAGGCGGACACTGTTATGCAGCTTGACAGCATTCGTGTGTCTTACCCTGTGGAAAAACAGCTTACAAAGTGGGAGCGGTGGAAAATTGACATGGGCGGCTGGGCAATGGGCGTGGCGGCTGTGCTGGTTATCTTAGTCATTTTGAAAGTGACTAAGATAGCGCATAAGATATTTGTTTGATGCAGAAACAGAACAGCTGCTGCAAAAAGCAAACCCTGCAAATATATCCGCATGGGTGTGCGAGCAAATCAAAGAGAATAGCAGGTAACGACTGTTGATTTTGCTTGTTGGTATTCATTGAAAGAAAATCTCATTTTTTAGATTTTTTTCTTTCTTTCCTCCTGTATCATCCTTTTTGCCTTGCTCATGAGCATTTTATAGGCATTGTCGCATAGGTCACCCCACTTTTCGTTTTGCAGGTAAGATGAATTTTTGCGTAAGTAGTTCAGTTTTGCCTTGACCATATCAATGAGCTGCCTCATGTCATTGAACCGCTCATAGTTGAGCGTTTTGTCGTATCTATGCAACGTGTCATTCATGTCAATAAGACAACAGTTAATGACATCGCACGCCATGAACAATGCTATTTCTGCCGTCCGCATGTATTCTTCATCCTCTTTACTCATTCCGATGTTTTGTAGTGTCGTGTCGGAAGCCTCGTTTTCAGCAGCTTTCAGATATTCGTCTATCGTGCGAGTGTGTAGGATTTCTATTTTCTCCCCGAGGCGCATGGCTGCTTGAAACATTCCTTTTCGCATCAACTCGTTCTGTTGTATGCGCATTTGCCTAACGGATGGATGTTGATTGAATTGTTCATCTATCTTTGCCAGCAAGTCGCTCGGTATGTCTTTTAATTTCAGTTGGTTCATCGTTGTTTGTTCTTAGTCTTTTCTTTCATTATTGTTTTCAGTTCCTTTGCGCTTGCATGAGGATGCTCTTTCAAAATGGCGATAAACCTGTCACGCTTTAGCTCCTTGTAATACTTGATGAAGTCCACTCTTACGAGGTCGCACGGCTCACCTGGTTCAATCGCCTTTTCCTTACCACTTTTTGCAGCCATGGCGGACAATGCGAATACATCAAGACCGTCCTTATTAACGATGAAGTACACATGTCCGTTAATATTTATCTGGCCATAATATCTTGCTAATGAGAACTGGGAGTTTGCCCAATATTCCTCTGTCATGCAAATAGGCATATCGTTGTTTGTCATGTTCTAAATGTTCATTTTATGTTTGTCTGTTACAGATTTTATAATAAAGCAGGAACCAGCACTAATCCATTGTTCTAACACAACCAACCACCTCTGATTTTCAGTGGCCATTACTTCCTTTTGGGATAGTATAGTACTGGGATTGAACCAGTATTAATTCCTGCTGTTGGTTGCCATTATGTTTATATTGCCTTTTCAAAGGTGTATGCCTCCACCCATGGGTTGAGTTCCCAAGTACCTTTGCCGCTTATTTTGTTGATGAGTGAGGCAAAGGCTTCTCGTGGAGTATCGGACATGAACCATCCTCCGTCTGACGTAAGGTAGCCATATCCCCCCTCTATACATTCTTCATCATCGTATGGAATGAAGTGCATGATGCCCTCTTTCAAACAATCTTCGTTTGTTATGTCCTGTAAGCGTTCGACCCTTACATCGGTTATCTTGATGTGGTGTGGCATAAGGTCGGCACGGACGAACATTTTATTGGAAAAACCTTTCTTAAACCAATTTGTCTCACGCTCCCATTCATCGAAGCTCGCAGCCCCTATATCAGAATAGCGTTGCGCAACAGCCACAACCTCGCCGACCTTGTATCGCAGTGTCTTTACCGTTTCCTGCCAATTGCCGAATGGTATTTCCTTTTTTATGACACGTCTTGTCATTGTCTTTGTTCCATCCAGCACCGCTTTGGTGAGTAGGAACTTATCATTAAACATTATCTTTTTCATTAGTTTGTACTTAATAGTTTTTTAAAAATACGTTCTTTTTCAATGTATTTGTACGAGAAGTTCTTACGCATTTCTCTCTTGTTCTTTCCTACAACAAGTTGAAAGCTATTTACACCGACAAAAATATAATTTCTATAGTGTCTTGCATTATCCTGAAATGCCATTTCCATTTCAAGTTTGCAATATCTGTAGCTGTCATTCTGAACACCTTCATATCCCATACCCATAATGAAATGTCCTAAAGCGTCAGCTTCTTCTAATGTTTCACATAACGTGTATATGTTCTTCATTTGCTTTTTCCTTTCCCAAGTAGATTCTGATGTCTTGGTATATCCCTTTAGATACATCACTTCATCATATTTACTATCTAACATATCACCAACTCCTTTGCCATTTAAGAATACGGATTCTAAGTTGTACCATTCATCAATGATTGGCTTCCAATAAGGAAAAACATACTCAATCTTTCTAAGATCGTTAAGATTTAACTCTGCAAACTTATACAAGTCATAACAGCGTGAAAAGTCATCTGCATCACATGGCACATTGTAGTTCAAACTATTTCCATCTATAACATCTTGATTACACATTAAAGCCACCCACATTGTTTTTGATGATATTCCTACGTGGTGAGTGCCTATCCATTCTATCATTTTATCCTTATTCATTCACCTTTCCTTTTTAATTCATTAATAAGTGTGTCTGCAAACCTAACAGACAGTTTACAAACATCAATCATATCAGGATTGGAATTTACGCCTTCAACCACAGGGAATGCGAGAACTCCAACCATTGCTGCTTTTGCAATCTCGTATCTTCGTTGCTCCCAGTCAATGATACTTTCCATAAAATCAAGTTCACTCTTATGGTAACTTTGTTGTTTATCATTGCACCACCAATAAGTTTCATCAACAGCTGGATTAGGGTGAGTACTAAACTTCACTTCTACAATCTCTCCTGTATCTTTTACTCTTGCTTTTATAATTTCAATGCACTTTTAATTCTACTTTTATAATCTTGGTTTGCTTCTTTCTTTATACTCCCTATTGTTTTGAAATTATCCAACAACTTTTCGTCATTAAAATAAAGAGAATACGTTTTATCATACCAGAAATATCTAATATAGTATTCACCAAATGATGTTACAGAAAAACATTCTTCACGAAATATATATTCAAAATCTTCAAATCTGTAGCCATTAGCCTATTTCAAATCTGGAAGATTTTCTATATAATCAATAATTAATTTAGTATCTTTTAATTCCATATTATTCACTTATTAAAATTATTCTCGCACCACTCGTAGAATGATGCTGCTATTTTCTCTATATCGTCGATGGATTGATTCTTGTACGAAAGTTCCATATCAATTCTATCTATCTTGTCCGTGCTAACTAATATTGCTACGGTTACCCCATAGTCAGGGAAGCTGTCATGCTTTCTACTCTTTTTGTAATCCGTGTAGTCCCATACAGCAAATTCAATCTGATATGGTGAATTATTCCACTCACTCTTACGTGGTATCGGTGATTTGAACCATCCATAATCCTCATTAGCGTGTCCATTGTGGTACTTCTTGTATCCTCGCTTTTGCAGTTCTGCTGCGAGAAGGTTGTATTGTTCTTTTGTCATCGTCATTCCGTTTTAATAAGTTCTTGGTAATCATGTAAATTTGTGATAACCCGGCAGTCTTTATAGACATTATGCAAATCATAGTTTATCGTATTTGCCGCTACACATACAAATCCGTCCTTACAATACGACACGGTTCGAGTTACATCCAAGAAATCAACATTGAGAATGTCCCCCTCAAATATTTTCTTTCCTTTCTTGTCCTTCAACCCAGTATACTGACCCACGCTGTCAGCATCCACTACGTAGTCCTCGTAGGATGCCAAAGGGTTTACAAACTCATCTGGCGCAATAAAATGCTCACCACGATTAACACAGTAGTAGCCGTACAGCCACTGTTTGTTCTTCTTGTTCCACCCACGAAACAGTATCTCTCGTTTTGCCATTGTCTTTACTTATTATTTATTACTCCACTTTCAATCTCTCCCTCATATATTCTCGCATCGCCACAAACTTTAGCATCGCCATGTACCCGAGCATCGCCATGTACCCGAGCATCGCCATGTACCCGAGCATTGCCATATACCAAAGCATTGCCAGATACCAAAGCATCGCCATAAACCAAAGTATTGCCAGATACACAAGCATAGCCAAATACACAGGCATTGTCAGATACCCAAGCATTGTCAAATACCCGAGCATTGCCAGATACCAAAGCATTGCCAGATACCCAAGCATCGCCAAATACACAGGCATTGTCAGATACACAAGCCTTGCCAGATACACAAGCCTTGTCAGATACACAAGCATAGCCATATACCCGGGCATTGCCATGTACCCAAGCATCGCCAAATACACAGGCATTGTCAGATACACAAGCATTGTCAGATACACAAGCATCGCCAGATACACAAGCATCGCCTAATACTCGAGCATTGCCAGATACACAAGCATCGCCTAATACTCGAGCATTGCCAGATACCCAAGCATCGTCAAAAAACCAACAAGCACCCTCATGGGATAAGTTCTCTTCACTTTCCACATATCCTCCTTTGTCGCCTTTTTTCACGTCAGCAAAGTCCCGCAACGCTTCTATTCTGTGCAGAATTCTACCATTTTCCATGATGGTATCATTCTTTAATAGTCTGTATTTCTTTTCCATTGCTGTTAATTGTTTAGTTAATTATTTTCTTTTAATTCAACTTCTGCGTTGAATCCTTCTCCCTCGTTACAATGATAGTTCGCCATCCCAATCTTGATACCGTCGAATACAAACTCTGTCATACCACAAGGCTCGTTAGCCGTAATGTTTATTACGTCAGCTCCGATATGCGTCAAAGCCTTTGCCACAATGTCAAGATAACAACATCTAAAAAATGAATTCCCAATTTTTACGATAGCTTTTTCATCATAAACTTTCTTACCAGTATGTGTTTCCAGCTTGTGTTTTATCACACCACTGCCACCACACACCGGACAATCGAAATCTTGGTAATGCGTATGTAAGTTATCATCTGTATATTCCCATTCTACCTCGCCAGTACCACCGCATTCCTTGCAATCTTCTTCGTTTTCTTCCGTTACTACTTCATCTACTAACGGACATGCGTCTAACGCCTGTCTGATAGCCTTATATGTACAAGATAAATGGCATGGTTTTAATACTTTTGGTAGTTTTAGCGTTTCGCATCCTTTGACAGGCTCGTAGTGTTTTTTAAGCCTATCTGGGTTAATTCTGATTATTACATGACCTTCTGTTGCCCAAACTTCATTGTAGACAGGATGGCGAAATGGAACATACGTAAATGCTCTAACGCCATCACCTCCTGTAAACATTTCTAACAACTCGGTCTCGTTCTTGATTTTATTGTTTTGCATTTTCAGTTCTTTCCAGTTGTTCTGTTTTCTGTTTCATTACATAAAGCTCTTGCGATAGTTTATCCCTTTCTGCTCTTGCCTTGCCTATCTCCACATAGCTGAATATCACCGCAGTGAAGACGGCAACGAATAATGCGGCAAAGGGGTAGCGCC